TCTCAGCAATTGGCATGGATATAGATTACTCTACACAAGGTACTAGATAATGGCACGTAGTGATATGTACCGTAAACTACCTTGGACAGGTGGTGACCCTAGAAGTGTAGCAGAAATTGTAAATAACCTTGTAGAAGGTAAAAGCAATAATACTGGTACAATTACTTTAGCTACAGGAAATGCTACAACTACCACGATATCAGATGAACGTATAGGTTATAATAGTATAATATTACTAACACCTATTAGTGCTAATGCTGGTAGTGATACTGTTCCTTATGGTGCGTTTCAAGACTCAACTGACCAGACTGCTGCATCAACAACAGCAGCTTATGCAATTACATTTAACACTACTGACTTTTCTAATGGTGTTTATTTGTCAAACAGTTCTAGGCTTAATGTAAGAAATAGTGGTCTGTATAATTTAGAATTTTCTATACAGTTTAAGAATACAACTAACGATACTCAAGATGCAGAAGTTTGGTTTAGAAAAAATGGCACAGATATTGCAGCATCAAATAGTAGATTTGGTTTAGCACCAAGGAAATCAGCTGGTGACCCAAGCCATACCATTGGTGCATTAAACTTTTATGTAGAATTAGTAGCAGGTGACTATGTTGAACTTATGTGGAAAGTATCTGATACTGGTGTGTCTATAGAACATTATGCAGCAGGTACAAGTCCAACAAGACCAGCTACACCAAGCGTTATTACCACAATGACTTATGTATCAACTTCAGCATCTACTAATGTATATGTAAGTGCTAGAAGTAGCGGTAGTGCAACACTAAAACATTTTGCAAACAGTACAGCAGATAAAACATACGGATATATTATAGTAGCGTGATACTTCATTACATACCTAAAGACCAGTTACGTTCACATTGGGATTATGTTAAACATGGTCTTGAGTTAGTAAGAGCAAGAGGTCACAACAACTGGATAGTTGAAGATATATATTGTGACTGTTACGAAAATAGGTCAATGCTATTTGTAGGCATTATAAACAATAAAGCAGTAGGTTTCGTAGTATTACAACCTGTAGGAGACGCACTTCATGTATGGGCTTCTTGGTCTACTATTAATGACCAAACACTATTTATACAAGCATTTCAAGAAATTCAAGCAATAGCAAAACAAGGCGGTAAAACTAAAGTTACATTCAATTCAGAACGAAAAGGATGGGAACGTAGAGCAAGACAAATGGGTTTTAAACCTCAAACATGGGAATATACACTTTAAGGAAATAATATGTTTAAGTTACACAATTGGGTACAAGAATTAGTACAATCATTCACATTTTATGGTGGAGGCGGTTCAGGTGGTGGAGGTACTACTACGTCTAAAACTACTTCTGAATTAGACCCAACAGTTAGACCTTATGTAGAATATGGTTTACAAGAAGCTAAAGGTTTATATCAAACTCCTGGTCCTTCATACTATCCTGGTCAAACATACATTGGACCTTCTGCACAAACTACTGCATCATTACAAGCAGCTCAAAATAGAGCATTAGCAGGTAGTCCATTAGCTCAAGCAGCTCAACAACAACAATTAGGTACTGTTGGTGGTCAATACTTATCAGCAGGTAACCCATACTTCACACAAGCATTAGCAGGTCCTACACAACAAGCTACTCAAGCATATAATGACGCTATTAAAGCTGCACAAGGTACAGCATCTATGGCTGGTCGTTATGGTTCAGGTGTATCTGCTGACATTCAGAATAGAGCAGCAAACACATTAGCTACTACACTTGCTAATAAATATGGTGATTTAGCATATCAAAACTATGCAGCAGAACGTGCAGCACAAAATGCTGCTGCTGTTAATGCTCCTGCTATGGCTGCTTCTGACTATGCTGATATTCAACAATTAGCTAACGTAGGTAAAACTGCTGAAGGTTATCAACAAACAGCATTACAATCAGCTATTGACCGTTATAACTACGAACAAAACTTACCATATCAAAAACTATCTGCATACCTTGGTGCTGCTTATGGTACACCTATGGGTCAAGTTTCTACATCACAACAACAATCATCAGGTGGTGGCAAGATTGTATGTACAATGATGAACGAACAAGCATACGGTTTTGGTTCATTCAGAAATGCAATTTGGCTTAAACATTCAGAAAATATGCCTAATGCTAAAGTATATGAAAAAGGTTATCACACACTATTCTTACCATTAGTAGAATTTGCTAAAGGTGAAGGTAAATTTAATAAAGTAGTACGTAATGTATTAGCACATATTGCTAGACATAGAACTGCTGACATTTATAAACAAATGCGTGGCAATAAGAGAGACACATTAGGTCGTGTTTATCGTGCTATCTTAGAACCAATCTGCTATTTAGTAGGAAAGGTAGGTAAATAATGGGCGCACCAGTATTAATTCCAGCAGCAATTGGTGCTGTTAGTTCAGCAGCAATGGGTAAAAACCCACTTTTAGGTGCAGCAATGGGTGGTGCATTAGGTGGCGTAGGTTCAAGTCTATTTGGTGGTGCAGCAGGAGCAGGTGCAACAGGTGCATCTCAAGCAGCAGCTCCAGCATCATTATTTGGTACTACAGAAGCTATCAGTCCATTTACTCCTACAGGTGTATTAGGAACACAAACAGCTACTTCAGCATTATCAGGTATGCAACCTACTTTAGGTATGGCAGGTGAACAATTTGCAGCACAAAATGCACCTTTATATACAGGTAGTCAAGGTATGTTTGATGTAGGTGGAACACAAAACCAAATCTTAGGTGGAATTGGTCAACAAACAGCAATGGGCGGTGGTGGATATGACCCATCTTTAATGGGAAGCGTTAAACGTGGTATTGAGTCAGGTTATGGCACATTATCAGATTGGGCTAAAGCTAATCCTATGCAGGCATTATCTACAACAGGTCAAATGGTTCAAGCAGTAAGTCCACAAGAACAAGCTCAACAAACTATGCAACCTGCAATTCCTCCAATTACTAAAGGAACATATAATACTGCTCCTACATTAGGTCAAGGTCCAAATGAAAAAGTTGCTACAAGACTACAAATAACACCTAACCAATTACAACTATATCCTTCATATTTTAGAGGAGGCTATTAATATGGCTTTTTTTGATACAAATACAAACCCATTTGCAGGTCTAAATATATTTGGTGCTAAACCTAGTGAAGCACTTACCGGTATTCTTAGTCCTGTAGACCAAGAAAAACTTAAAAACCAAGCATTAGCACAAGGTGTTTTAGGTGGTCTTGCAACATATTTATCTACTCCTAAAAACTTAGGTGCTGGTAGTCCATTACCTTACTTAGGTAAAGCATATCTTGGTGGTATGCAACAATCACAAGGTGCTTATGATACAGCATTAAAGAGTAAGATGGATGCTTTAACAATGGCTAAAAATATGAAAGAACTTGAAATGTCAGGAATGACAGACGTTCAAAAACTATTAAGAGCTAAAAATGAATTAAGTCCAGAAAGTCCAACATATACAGGTGATTTAAACGCACTTAATGCAGCTATTACTAAACTTACTAATGTTGACTCTACATTTATTAGAAACTATGAATATGCTGTTCAAAAAGGCTATAAAGGTACTCCAGAAGATTGGCAAAAACTTAATATCGTTACTCAACAATCATTCTTAGACCCATATAGAGCTGCTGAGTCAACATATAAATATGGTGAAACAGGACCTACAGTTAATTTACCTAAGTCTGTAACAATGCAAGATATTGCAGATACAGCAAAATCAACAGGTAAAACAACAGACCAAGTAATGAAAGACTTTAAATCAAAAGGTGTAACAATAAGGACAAAATAATGGCTGACTTATCACAATTATTATATGGAACACAACAAGCTCCTGAAGCTCCAGAAGGTGTAAGAACACCATGGCAAGGATTACCACCAGCACGTGCTGATATTGCAAGACAAAGAGCAGCAGAACAAGCTCAAAAGTATTTGCAAGATAACGCTTCTGTTGTTAATCAAGGTGCTGAAGTATTAAATCAACTTGAAGACTTTGGTGAATTAAATAGAAAGTCAAGAACAGGAGCATTGTATGAGGGTTCTTTAGCTTCATTTATGCCTGAGTCATTACGTGGTGCAGATGAAAAAGTTATGCAGTCTATTACTTCAGATTTAGCTCCTAAAAAACGTATTGTTGGTTCTGGTACAACAACAGATAAAGATATTGCAATGTATTTAAAGTCATTACCATCAATTGAAAATACTGGTGATGTAAATCAACAAATTCGTGACAATTATCGTAAACAATATGAAAAAGCAAATGCTAAATTACAATTTATGCAAAACTATTTTGACCAATATGGTCATCTAAATGGTGCAGATGCTTTATGGCAACAACAAAATAAAGTAGTTAATCAAAATCCACCTGCTGGAGCAACAAATAAATTATTTAATGCAGCAGACGCAATCATTAAAGGAAGATAAGCATGGCTAGCGCAGCAGAATACGCACAATGGATAACAGAAAATGCTGATAAAAAAGGTACGCCTGAATTTAATACAGTAGCTAATGCTTATCAAGCTGCTAAAATTCAAGAACAAAAAGGTTCTAAACCATCAGGTTCTTTAGTTGAAAGTATTAAAAGTGGTATTAGCGATATTAAAGAGTTGTTTCCACAAAACAATGAAGAATATTTAGCTTTAAGAGCTAAAATTGGTAATCCTACTCGTGATGAAATGTTAAAAGAATATAGTCAAATTGGTTTAAATTTTGCATCTCCATCTGGTGTAGGTCAAGTTACATCTAAACTATTTCCAAGTATAGCAGAAACAGTTTCTAATGTAGCAAAACAAACTATTCCTGAAAGACTAATGCAGGCATCTTTAAAACCTTTACAAAAGCAATTAGAGTCAGGTCAAGCTAAAACAGCAATTCAAACTTTACTTAAAGAAGATGTAAACCCTACATTAACTAAAACAATATTTGGTAAAGGTATAGATACTTTACAAGCTAAAGTTGATACTTTAAATAGTCAAATTGTAGATATTATTAAAAATTCTAAACAAACTGTTAATAAGTCAGAAGTAGTTGCATATTTAGATGACTTAGAAAAAAATGCTTTAAATAATGCTTTGCCTGCTGGTGACCTTGCAGCTATACAAGCAGCAAGACAAGAATTTTTATCACATCCATTACTTAAAAATATTGAAGAAATACCTGTTCAATTAGCTCAAAAACTTAAAGTAGGTACATATAAGAGTCTTGGTGAAAAGGCTTATGGTGAGCTTAAAGGTGCTACTATTGAGTCAGGTAAAACACTAGCACGTGGTTTAAAAGACTTAATTGGAAAAGCAGAACCAGGTGTTCTTGGTCTTAATAAAGAGTCACAAGCATTATATGACACTTTAGATGTAGCTGAACGTAGAGCATTAATGGAAGCTAATAAAGACATTGCAGGTCTTTCAACATTATCTAAAGACATGAAAAATCAAATAGCAATGATGGCTGATAGAAGTGCAAATTTTAAAGCATTATTAGCACGTACTATTTATAAAGCTGGTAAAGCTGGTGAAAAATATAGTGGTTTATTAGGTAAAGAAATTCCTTATACATCTACAACAGGAAAAGAAGTTATCCCACCTCTGTTAGTCAAAGGCGGTGGTCTATTAAGTCAATTTAACGAATAGGAATAGTAATGGTCAAGACAGACACAGACTCACGTTTAAGTACGCATGAGGAAATTTGTGCTATTCGCTACGAACAGATAAATGCAAGACTGAAGCGTTTAGAGCAAATACTCATTGGTACAGCAGGTTTCATCATTGTTTATTTACTAACTCATGGAATGAAATAATGCAAACATTAAGAAACATAGTAGCATTAATTATAGGAATGTCTATGGGAGTGTTATTAGCACTTACTATAGATGCTAAAGCAGATACAACTACTATCAACTATAAAGGTCAACCACCACCGAGTGCCATTAGCCCTTCTATAAGTGCTTTTAGCCAAGATGTTTGCCTTGTTCCTGTTAGTGGTTCTGTTTCTAGTACATTGTTTGGCGTAAGTGGTGGCTCTGGATATAAAGACGTTAATTGTGAACGTATTAAACTAGCTAAAACTCTTAATGACTTAGGTCTTAAAGTAGCTGCAGTATCTATCCTTTGTCAAGATGATAGAGTATTTGAAGCCATGATACAGTCAGGTTCACCATGCCCTATAAACGGTTCTATTGGTGATGCTGCTAAACGTGGTTGGTATGAACGTAACCCTTCTATATTTAAGAAACTATATGGCGATACATACACGATACCGCTTGTTCCTGACGAGCCTGTTACTGTTACTAACACTAAAGGAAAATAATGCTTATGCTTGGTATTGCAACTATACTCCAACGCCTGAAGGTTATATGCTTCCAGGTTCTCTCTATTGTAACGGCATTGACCCACAAATTGCACTTAAAGACTATTGGTGTGTATCTTATAGACCAGATGACCCATTATGTGGTGCGTATAAAGCTCCTGCTTGTTCAGACTTGGTTGAAAACCAAACCACAGCTTGTACGTTACCTCATTATAGCGGTGCTATTAACCAAAGCAGGACTTTTAGTTGTTCTACAAACGCTTGGTCAGCTTGGACAGAAACTAGCAACAATTGCACACAAGACCCTTCAACGTGTCAAACAAGTGTTGAAACTAGACAAGTAGCTTGTCAACCGGAGTACGTAGGTTCAATTACAGAAACAAGAACATCATCATGTCCTGACCCTTATGGTAGTCCTATATGGAATACATGGGTAGAGACAGCTAATTCATGTGTTAAGAGTGCTACAAACGTCACTAACGTATCTTCACCAGTTAGTCCTAGTAGCCCACTTAATCCTGTAAATAACCCACCTCCTGTTGCACCACCACCTCCTGCACCTATGCCAGAGGTTAGTCCACCACCTCCTGAAGCACCTAAGGTAGAGTCAGTTCCACCTAAGGTTGAACAACCAAAACAGGAAGTTAAAAGCGAGCAAAAAGCAAAAGAAGACAGCCCAAAAGACCCACCAAAGGCTGAACAAAAGAATGAAAGCAAGGAGAGTCCTAAACTTGACGTACCAAAGGGTAAAGAACTTGTACATGGTTTTGGAATAGTCCTTTCATTAGAAATACTTAATAAACCTATTATACAACAAATTGAATTAACAGACGCCTTTAAATTTGACCAGGAACTTAACAATGACTTCGGAAAAAACGAAAACTTTAAACTTGAACTTCTCCAGCTCTCAACTCCTCAAGATGCTTTTATTGGTTCTGCCGATATTAGCTGGAAGCGCATACGCAGGCATAACTTTCTACAACAAGATGGTTTCGGCAATTGAAGCTGTTGACAGTCTAGACTTAGCACCTATAGAGTCAAGAATAAATGGTTTAGAAATACAAGTTAAAGCTATTAATGAAAGACAATACCAATTATCAGAGTCTATTATGAAAGCTAGTGAAAAGTCATCTGACGCTATTGCTAACTCACGTGAGACTTCTGCTATGGTATCAGGTCTACGTAAAGAATTAGAAGCTACTGTAAACGCTATGGATGACAAATTAAATACTGTCAAACGTGCATCTATGAACCCATTATCAAAATGACATTTATCACAGAAAACAATATAGCTAATTTATATTCAGCTTTAATAGAGTTTCCTGTGTTTGACGAATATAAACTACCACCTGCAAGTAAAGTAGATTTTGTTATTGTGCATGATGATAGTATCTGTGGTGAATATCAACCACCTGAAGCAGGTGAGCCACATGTTATTACTATTAGCACAGCTAGATGTGGTCATTTAGATACAGTACTAAAAACACTATGTCACGAAATTATACACATGTGTGTTTATTTAGACTCACCTAAAACAGAAAAGTATACAAGTCATAAAGGCTTGTTCTTAAAATTACAAAAACGTATAGCCAATAATCTTGGTTATGACCCAAAGGAGTTATAAGTGTTAAGCATATTATCAGGTATATTAGGTTTTGCAACTTCAGGTTTACCAAGTATTCTTGGTTTCTTTCAGCAAAAAGGTGACCAAGCACATGAACGTGCAATGGCTAAATTACAGAACGAACAAGCTATGGCTATGGCACAAGCTGGATTTGTAGCACAAGAAAAGATTGCAGCAATTGAATTAGAACAAACTAACGCTGAAACATATACAAGAGAACGTGAAGCATTATACGAACATGATGCTAAACTTGTATCAGAAGCAGCTCCATGGGTAAAAACACTTAATGCTTGTGTAAGACCAATGGTAGCATTTATATTTGTTGGCTTATTATTGTTTGTAGATATTGGTGGCTTTATTTGGGCAGTTAATAGTTCAGGTTTTAATCCTGACGCTATGAATGTAATTTTCTCTGATGATGAAATGGCTATTGTATCTTCTATTATTGGTTTCTACTTTGGCTCTCGTACTTGGGAGAAAAAGCGTGAAAGCGTCTAAAGAAGCAATTAAGTTAATTAAGCACCATGAGGGAGTTCGTAATAAGCCTTATAAGTGTCCTGCTGGTTTATGGACTGTTGGCGTGGGTCATCTTATTGGAGATGGCAAGTCTCTTCCAGAGTCATGGAACAAAACATTTACAAATGAGGAAATAGATGGGCTTCTTTCAAGAGACCTCAGTCGCTTTGAGTCTGGAATACATAAGATGTTACCTAACGTGTCTCTTAGACAACATGAGTTTGATGCTTTGGTTAGCTTTTGCTTTAATTTGGGTCTTGGATGCTTTCAGCGTTCAACCATCCGTCAAGCGATTATTCGTGGCGATAAAGAACAAGCTATGGAGTCGTTAGTTAAATATTGCAAAGCTGGTGGTAAGATATTAAAAGGCTTACAAAACAGAAGATTAGATGAACGGAAATTGTTTTTAGGGTTATAATAGATTATCTTAACCCTAGGAGAGTTCCTTGAAATATAAATCAGTTCTAGTCATATCTGACCTACATATTCCATATCACCATCCTGACGCATTTGCATTTCTAAAAGCACTTAAAACTAAATACAAGTTTGACCACATAGTCAACATAGGTGATGAGCTAGACCAACACGCTATATCTATGCACGAACATAACCCAGACTTATATTCTGCTGGGCATGAATTAGAACAAGCTAAGAAACATATAAAAGAACTAGAAAAGATATTTCCTAAGATGACTTTGGTGCATAGTAACCATAGTTCTTTAGTTTATCGCAGAGCATTAAAATATGGCATGCCTAAGGCATATTTAAAGCACTATAACGAGTTTTTAGAAGTTGGAAAGGGTTGGGTATGGGTAGATGACCACACTATTACTTTATCTGATAATAGTCGTTGTTTTTTTACTCATGGCTTATCTGCTGACGTTCTTAAAGTAGCTCAACAATATGGCATGAATACAGTTCAAGGTCATTATCACACTAAATTCAGTATTGGATATTACAGTAACCCAGATGCTCTTATTTGGGGTATGCAGGTAGGATGTTTAATACATCAAAAGTCTATGGCATTTGACTATGCTAAAAACTTTAAGAGTCGTTTCATTGTAGGTTGTGGAATTATTATTAACGGTCAACCAAAACTAATGCCTATGGTATTAAAAGAGAATGGGCGTTGGAATGGTAATGTTTCTTAGGACAATTATGCAACGGTCAGAAATAGAAGTTATATGCAATCACATGTTAGGTAGAACTATTGTATCATGTGAAGCTGAACACGGAGATAGCACTATCATCATCCAATTAGATGATGATAGCTATATAGAGATTAGTGGAGAAGAATTATCTGTCTATGGCGAATTAACACCAAGAGACGATTAAACGCAAATAACAATACCATTAGAACCTGTTTGGCAAATAGTTACAGAACCATCAGGTGCTAATATAGTAGTAGATTGTGCAAGAGCTTTTTCTGTTCCCCAAATAGCTAATGCAGCCATAACAACAACAAATATCCAATAGATTTTACTCATCATCAACTCTCCCTAACATTGCTTCTAATTCTGGTGGATTAATGGCATCTTCATCACGCATTACTTCTAATAACTTATTCTTATACCATTCAGACTTTTCTAAGTCTTGTTGTGGATTACCTTTAAATGGATAACGTAAGTCATATTTTAATTTGCACCCCTTAAGATAACCAATAAACTCTTCTTTAGTTAAACGACTTGCAATAACGTCTATTGCTTCAATACCGCCTTGCATATAATGCGGTGGTCTATTTACCATATCTACCATAACTATCCCCTTAGAAAAAATAAATCAACAAGTTCATAACAACCATAAGCAAACCAACCTATACCACTAACTACTAACAACCATATTACTATATCTAATACCTTTTCTGCTCGTCCCATCTTTTATACTCCCTCCCAACTTCAACAGATACGTAATGTCTATTTTTAAAGCGTTTATCTAATTCACTATTATAAGTCCATTTAGGCAAACTAAAATATCCTTGGTTTTCTAAATACTTTAACCTTGTCCTATTGGTTACGCATTGTTGCACAATTTGTTTAATACTGCAACCAGGATGTTCATTTATGTAGTTTATAATAAACTTTGCTTGTCTTTGGTCGTCTAGTTTAGTGTACATCTTTTACTCCATGAGCCTGTTCTAGTAATCTTGCAAACTTGAATATTCTATCTATCGTTACTACTTGACTTCCATATCCAAATGCTGCTTTGTATATCTTAATAATTTCTTCTTGTGTAAGTGGTTTAGAGTCCACCATGAGCCTCCGTTAATTTCTTACTATCGTATCTTGACAATCCTTTATATTCTTCTACAGGTTCACCAGAATACAATGGTGTTATCTTAATATGGTGCGTTGTATTCTTTAAGTCGTTTAAATATGATAATTGGTTAGGATGAAAAGACCATAAATAAGACTTCTTTAGGTCACCTGACTTAACATCAAACTCTTCATAAAGCCATGCTACTGGTTCTTTCATTAGTAAAATACCATCCTTCCTATTTTCTTGTTAGGTTTCATTTCCCAAATGTATTTCATATCTACACTATCGTCATGGAAGTATAAACTATTTCCTACAGGGTTTGCATGCTTTTTAAAGAATAATGTATCTACTACAAGTAACTTAGTCTTTAACAATGTTTCTTGGTCTATGTTCTTTTCATTGGCTTTCATCATGTTTTCTATACCAATAAACTGTCCTCTAGCATAAACAACTTCACACGCATCTTTGCCAAATTTTTTAGACCTAACTCTATTCATAATGACATTAATCACTCCTAGCTTTTCTTGTAGTGATTGCATGTTTACTTCTGTATAAACTGCTGTTGCTATGCAATGTACATCATGTTCTGAAATATGTATATCCATGATACCTTTCTAATGATTATCTTGTGACTAGTAAATCCACAGAAGCGTATAATTCTATTATAAATCTAAAAGAAAGGAGAACTGCCATGTGGACAACACCAGCTGCTACAGAAATGCGTTTTGGCTTTGAAGTGACTATGTACGTAATGAACAAGTAATTACAATGCTTATGGGGATGCTCCTAGAAAGGAACATCCTCATCTGCACCTTCAACAGCAGGCTTACTTCTAGCATCACCTTTATTTTCTACAATTGCTACAGCACCACTAATAAATTTACCATTAGCACCTTCTCTTACCCAACCTGATAAAGTAAACTCAATACCATCAAGGTTGAGCTTTCCTCGGTAGTCAGGGCGTTTAGGATTGTCCCCCTTATCGTTCTTGTTTAATGTAAACGTGTTTGTATTGTCATACTGTGCCATATACTACTCCTTTAGTTTTAAAATTGTTTGGTCTATTTCGTCTAGGAACTTAACCACTTCAGCTTCTAGTTCTGCAATGTAATCATCATCTCTATCAACCCTAGAAACAAAGAGCTGTAATTCTACAGGGAAATTAGGATTGTAGCTAACAAAATCTACCCACTTAGCACCGGTGCAAGCCATTTGCCATTGCATTTGTGGTATGTATTTGCTAGGAACTGACTTACTCATTAACGTATTTGTATGAGTAGTTTCAATTGGCGACTTAATCTCTATAAGACCTGCATACTTACCTTCTTCTTCTGCATTTACTGCACCGTCAGGACTAGCACCACTATTCTTAATAACAGGATGGTCAAAGAAACCTACCTCTGTTACAGATACCCCTTTAGATTGCATATAAAGCTCTCTAGCAGAACTTTCTCTTTCAATACCATCTAACATAGCCTGATTGACAAAGCTATCGCCTTTCTTGCCTGTAAGACGTTCTGATACTAATTGAACAAGGTAGTTTTGACGTGATGTAGATACACCTGTTTTAGTCTTGGCGATAACATCCGATATTCTGGATGCTGTCACCTTGCCTAGTCTTTGTTGAAACCACTCATCTGTGCGTTGCTCAATCATAGGAAGTCCTTGCTAGATACTGCTTTTAGAGTTGGTTGTTCTGACTCTGGAATATCCTCACCGCTATAGATATATAACCCAATACCATGTAATGCAATAGCTTTAGCTAAACATCTTTGCATGGCTGTATTAACTGCCATAGCATCAGGATTAGGAATAGCTTGGTTTCTAAAGTTAAGCACAGGTAATTGTGAAGTCATAGACTTACCAAACGCATGGACTGTGCAAAATACCATAAGTGTTTCACCGAACTGTTTAGGTTCGCCATAAGTCCATGTTGCATTTGGGTCTTGTTGTAAAAGTGTATCTACAGCCCAAGCCCATGATAAGTATGATAGACCATTCTTTTTCTCAATGTGGTCTGAAACATTAATCTTACGTAGTTCGTTATAGTTCATCTTTGCTCTCTCCTCTTGTTGATGTTGTTCCATCATTACTTGGTCGTAATGTTGTTGTTGACTCATTTGCTCTCTCCCATTTATCGTTATCTAGTTTAAGTTCTTCGTTTAATCTTTTAAGTATTATTGCTATATGTTCTAGTTCTGTAGCCATAACATCCCCACTATAATTAAAACCAATATGACAGTCAAGACATTTGTTGTGATATGTTCTTGGCGTTCAGTATCGTCATTATTGTATTCAACACCATATCTTTCACGATAACTTCTAGGTGTTTTATAATCCCATTGATTATACCAGGTATTATGTCTATCCTTTTCCCATCCAAATTTATCCATTAGATAAGACCCTCCACTTTACCCATCATGTAAATACAAAACGCTACATAACACCAAAAAGCTATTACTGTGATAATCATTGTCTTAATTTTCATGTCTCTCTCCTAAAGTTGACAAGTGAACTTTAAACTCATAAAAAACACCTGTCAAGCATTTTCTAGTAAATAAATAGTTTACAACTAGAATTAGCTATGTTAATCTTTTTCGCACTAATAACTAATTGGAGAGTATATGAGAATTAAGAACTGGGAAAAATTCAACCTTTATAAGCCTAGAAACCCACGCTATCAGAAGAAAATGACATGGTTTAAGTTCTATGGCACAGACTACATAAATGACATAGAAATACATAAACTATCATTTGAACAAAAAGCTGTTTTAGTAGAGTTATGGTGTTTAGGGTCTGAAAGTGATGGCATATTACCTGATAACTATGAAATAGCTTTTAGACTTCACTATCCTATTGACTTTATTGAGAAAATAGTAAATGAACTATTTACTAGAGGTTGGCTAGAGGAAAACTATCAACCTGCTAACATAGAGAAGAGAAGAGAAGAGAAGAAGAGAGAAGATATATATGTCGTTAAAACGACCAATAGGTTTGATGAATTTTGGGAAAATTATCCTAATGTTCGTAAAGTCAACAAGAAAACTTGTATTGAAAGATGGGCTAATAAAAATCTTGACGGTATAGCAGATGAAGTGATAGGGTATGTAAAGAAGATGAAAGATACTCAATCATGGAAAGATGGCTTTTCACCAGCTCCACTTACTTTGCTTAACCAGGAAAGATGGAATGATGGTGAAGCTCCACAAGAACGTAAAGTTTGGGAAGGTGGCATTTAGTGAATATAGGTGAAGTAATAGATAAACTAACAGTTAGTCAATCAACAGTGCAAGAATTTTATAACGAAGGATACGGACATGCAGAGTTTAAAGTTAAAAGTACGGATATATTTGCTGATGATTTGGTACGGTATTTTGGTGAGGAAATTCATAGTGGTAAATCACTTGGCTGGATTAAGACGGAAGATAAGTTTCGTGTTAGGAATGAATTAAATATTTTAACCGGTGTCTCAGGACATGGAAAATCTATGTGGCTTTCACAAGTAATATTGTCTATGATGAAACAGAATACTAAATGTTTAATAGCTTCTTTAGAAATGAGACCTGTACTTACATTAGCTAGGATGGTTACACAAGCATTAGGTTCACCAGAACCAACAGATGAATATATACATAAGTTCTGTGAACGTGCTAAAGATAAGTTATATATATACGACCAGCACCAACAAACAACATCACAGGATATGATAGCTACACTTTACTATGGTAAACATATTTTGGGAGTAGAAGTATTTGTAATAGACAGCCTTATGAAAATGTCAGATATATCTGAAGAGTCATTAGAAGCACAAAAGTTATTTGTAGATAAACTAGCTGTAACTGTAAGAGACCTTAACATTGCTGTTTTCTTAGTTGCACATACAAGAAAAATGAAGTCAGAAGAAGAAATACCAGATGCTACAAATATTATGGGTAGTTCGCATATTAGAAACTTATGTGATAATATTATTTGTGTATGGCGTAATAGGTCTAAAGAAAGATTGAGGGAAGAAGGAAAAGTCTCTGATGCTGAATTAAAGATTATTCCTGATTGTAAAGTTTTTGTACAGAAACAACGTAATGCTCAATGGGAAGGAAACTTTAACTTTTATTTTGACCAAAAAGGTTTACGATATAATGAGAGTCCACCAAAATGACCATAAATGAATTTATCAAGCAATGCAAAAAAGTATTCGGAGATGATATAGAATACAAAGCAACTTCTAAAGATGGACAAGTATTTAAAACGAAAGGATGGAAAGATGATAAAGTTGGCATTAACCAAAGACAACTTACCGCAGCTTATAGAGAAGCTAAAAAGTCTTGACTTTACTAAACGTTGGCGTGTAACAGTAACAGACGCTAAACTAAACCGTAGCCTAGAACAAAATGAAAGACTATGGGAATTATATACAAGTTTAAGTCAGCACCTTGGCATTGAGAAGGACCGCATCCATGAACTCTGTGGATTTAAATTTCTTAGATACCAAACAGAAATTGCAGGTATGCCTGTAGAACTTATAAAGTCAACAACAAAACTAACCACAAGTGAAATGACAGAATATCAACAACAGATAGAGGTATGGGGTCAAACTATGGGTTGGGGTTGGGATTATTAGTGAACTATCGTAACCCTAAACTACTTAAACTAGCAGATGGCGCACCATGTATGATGTGTTCTATGCAAGACGGAACTATAGTAGCAGCACACTCTAACCAACTGCGTGATGGTAAGGGAACAGGTATTAAGGGACATGATTATCGTATAGCTTTCTTATGCCATCAATGCCACCATATGATAGATAATGATAAGATGTTAGATAAACATGATAGAATAGCAGCATGGGAAGAAGCACATAGAAAAACTATAGGATGGTTATTTACTAACAGACACTTGGAGGTTAAATAATGGGCAAAGGTTCAGCACCAAGACCATTTACAGATAGAACTGTATTTGATGAAAACTTTGATAAAATATTTGGTAAGAAAAAGAAGGTAGATTATGAATACGAACTCAACGCATCTACTGGTGAAGTAGAGAAAAAATTTAAAGAAGGAATATCCAAACCTAACGAAAGTCAATTTGATGGCAACTAGCCCAACGCAGTTAAGTCTTAAAAAATTACGAGAAGAAGGATATACAGTAGCAATAGTAGAACATTGGAACGCATTTGCAAGAATAAGACAAGACTTGTTTGGATTTATAGATTTACTAGCTTTAAAAGGTAAAGAAGTATTAGCAGTACAAACCACATCTGCAAGTAATATGTCTGCAAGGGTTAAGAAGATAAGCGACCATGAAAACGTAGGTGCAGTTCGTGAAGCAGGTTGGACTATTCATGTACATGGATGGCATCAAGACGATAAACGTAAGTGGCATTGCAAAGTTAAGGATATATCGTGAGTAATAGAGATAAAATACTAGCTTACTTGACAGAGCCTAGAACTATAAAAGAAATAGCAGAGCATGTAGATGGTAATTATCATGCAGTTAAAAACTTTTTAGTAGCTATGAAAATGAGAGATGAAGTACACGCATTTAAAGATACTCAAGATAGACTAATGCACTATTACATTCCACAGCCACATCCACTACAATCTATATTTAAACATACAGCTAATTTTACAGACGAACAAATAAAAGGCATTATCATACATACAGCAGATGATGCTAAACATAACTTACAGCAAAGAACTACACAAGAAACATTTGGAGAAAGCGTAGCTTATACGCTAACACGATATGATTAGTATGGAACGCTTATTATCCATCCTAGAGGATTGGGCTTTATGGATGAAGTCTGATAATCACCGTCTAGGTTATCCATCTAAAAGCATAGGTATGTCTTCAGGTGGTGAGTCTACAAGTGATGCGTTTGAAGAAATGTGTTCTGCTCAGGATATGTCTAATGTAAGGACACTGCACGCTATCATACATAGTTTAGAAAAGCCTCAACAAGACGCTATCTATACTAAATACTTAGGTGCTAAACCAAAAATAGGCTACTATTGGGAGTTAGAGCTAGCTTATGACAATTTACTAACAATAGCAGGTAGAAGGATAAACGCATAATGTTGTTGAACAGATATAGCAAAGTATGCTATAATACTACTTGTTGGACAACTCCTGTCCGTTAATAACGTAATCCCACAAAAGCCTGACCATACTCTCTCCTTGGTTGGGCTTTTTCTTTTATATGACACTCTTAGTAACAATATGCTCTCAATGCGGTGAACCTTTTGACTCTACCGAGTATCCGCTATGCAACGACTGTAGATATGACCACAAATTTATTAAATTAAGGAAAAGCTATGAAGAAACCAACAACGAAAAAAGGCAAGATGGCAAAAGTGGGCAAAGTGATGAAGGAATTTAAAGCTGGTACATTAAATACCGGTTCTAAAAAAGGTCCTATTGTTAAGAACCCAAAACAAGCTATTGCTATTGCTCTTTCATCTGCAGGCATGGCTAAGAAGAAAAAATAATGGCTAAAGAATGTCCAGTCGTAACGCACGACATAAAACTAAACCTAAAGAATAGGGACTGGGCGTTTAAAAATGTAGGTTATGGTCCAGCTAACCCAGATGAACAAAACAAAGAATTTTGGAGTGCTAAGTCAGATGAGTGGCAAACTCCAGTAGAAACTGCCAAGACTATGCGTTGTGGTAATTGCTCTGCATTTATCCAAACTCCTGAAATGATGGACTGCATAGTCAGTGGCATACAAGGTGAAGAGTCAGATAACGAAACATACGCTAATGAAGTAGTGGATGGTGCTAGTCTAGGTTACTGTGAACTATTTGAGTTCAAGTGTGCTGCAGACAGAACTTGCTCTGCATGGTTAATAGGTGGTCCAGTAACAAAACCTATGACTACTAAAGAAAAACAAACTCTTATTATGTCTAAACATCTTTACGGA